CCGCCTTCGGCCCCTGCTCCCGCTCCCACGTCCTCTCCCTTCCCGAACCCTGGCCCTCTGCCCCCTCACGACCGATTGGAGATCAACCGTGAGCTCGGCTCCCTCCCGGTCTCCTTCTCGGCCCCCGAACCCCCTTCCGTTTCAACCCCACCCGACCCTTCACATGTCCTTCAGTCGCCCTCTGTTCCCCTTCCTCCTTCTCTGGATGTTTCTCCTGCTCCCGTCTCCAACCCCGTGTTCGCCTTAGTCTCCCCAGGCCCCGACTCCTCATCCCTCTGTTTGCCTACCGACGGATCCTTGTCCGGCCTCGCTCTTCCTCAGATTCCCCCGGAACCAGAAAATTCCTCTCCTCTTGCTTCTGACCCATCCGCCACCGGCCGTATCGTGCCTTTCTCCTCCCTTCACCCTGGCGCTTTCCTCAATCACTGCGGCGCTTTCCTCACTCGCCGTCGTGCCACCTGGCCCAGCTCGCCCCCCCCCTTTCCTACCAACACAGCCTGCCTTCTCCACGCTGTCGGGGCCGCGCTCAATCGCCCGGCAACTGCCCTTTGGGAAGATCTCGGCAATGTGCTGCCCGACTCCTTCCTCTCCGACCCTCTCGTCCACTCACAGGGCCTCTCCACCGATCACCTGGCCGCCCTCGCTTCGCTTCACAACTTCCGTGTCACTCTCCACTCTGAGTCTGGTGTCTCCGAGCTGGGCATGGAGCTCGCACCTCTCCACTTCCACCTCCTCCACAGCTCAAATCCCTCTCACTTTTCTTTCTCCTCCCGCCCTCCGGCTCCCCCGGCCCCTCTTCCCCTCGTCGGCGCCTCCTCTCGCTCGCTCGAGACCACGATCCTCAACTTCCGCTTTCGAGATTCTCATCTTCCCTTCGACCATTTCCATGACCACCGCATGGAGATCGCCCGTGCCAAGAATCTTGTCTCGAACATGAAGAACGGGACCGACGGCATCCTTTCCTCTCTGTTCCCCTCCGAGCCTGGAAAAAGTCGAGAAACCATCCAACAACTTGACCGGCTTGTCGACTCCTCCCCCTCCCGTACTGTCCGTCTCATCCATCTCGCCGGTTTTGCCGGGTGCGGAAAAACCCTCCCGCTCGTCAGCATGCTCGCCCGGAAAGATCTTCGACAGCTGTTTCGTGTTGCAGTCCCCACCACCGAGCTCCGGTCCGAGTGGAAGCAGCTCCTTCATCTTGCTCCTGAGCAGAACTGGCGTGTGTCCACTTGGGAGACCGCCCTCACTAAAGCTGCCCCCCTCCTTATAATCGACGAGGTCTACAAGATGCCGCGCGGGTACCTCGACCTCGCCATCGCTGCGGACCCTTCTCTTACCACTGTCGTTCTCCTCGGGGATCCCCTCCAAGGTGAATATCACTCTTCCTCGCCTGACTCCTCCAACTCTCGTCTTTCTTCTGAGATCGACCATCTCCTCCCTTACATCGACCACTATTGTCTTTGGTCTCACCGAGTCCCACAGCAGATTGCCAATTATTTCCAGATTCCCTCGTCTAATCCTCGCCCCGGCTTTCTTCAGCTCACCAACCAGATTTCCACGACGCACCCTGTTCTCACCGCGTCATCCAGCACTGCCAAGACCCTCCAGCAATGCGGGTACGCGGCCCTTACCGTCGCCTCCTCCCAAGGCTCCACTTACTCCACCCCTTGCTCCATCCACCTCGATCGCAACGCCCTTCTCCTCTCCAACTCCCACACTCTCGTCGCTCTCACCCGATCAAAAGTCGGCCTCTTCTTCGTCGGTGACACACGTCTCCTTCACGCGCCCGCCGCTTCACCCATGCTACATCAGATCACAAGCGGACAAACCGCCGACCTCCCTCGACTATTCCCGAACATCTTCCCGAGGTTGCCCATCCTGCGTTCTCCGCTCCTTCACCGTCGCCTCAACCTGAGAGCCGGTTCTACCCATGCCGCCTTTGTCCCAAGCCCTTTCCCGGATCCCCCCGCCTTCCCAAGTGTTTCACGCACGCCGTCCCCTCCTCCGAGTTCTTTGGCCGATTTCCAGTCCCGTTTGGCCGCTCACCCCTGTTTCCCTCTGGGGCCCACCACCTCCGCCAATGACCCTAACAACACCGATTCCGTCGTCCTCACTACTCCGATTCTCCTCGGCGACGGTTCCACCAACGCCCCCCAGATTTCCACCCACTTTCTCCCGGAATCTCGTCTCCCCCTTCATTTTGACACTCCTTCCGCGCTGCCCTCTGCTGCCGCCCATCCAGCTCTGCCCTACCCCTTCACTCCAGCTCCGATTGAACCTGTTTACCCTGGCATTGACTTTCGCTCGCTCGCCTCTAATTTCCTGCCCGCTCTTGACCCCTCTTCCAAAGAAATAATTCACCGGGACCAGACCTCCAACCAGTTTCCCTACCTGAACCTTCCCAATGTCCTGGCGCCTCAGCCCCTCTCCTTGCTAGCCCCTAAGCACTCTTCCAAGCACGACCCCACCCTACTCCCCGCCTCCATCAAGAAACGTCTTCGTTTCCGTCCCTCCCGCCATCCCTACCAGCCCAACTCCAACGATCAGCTCCTCGCTCAACTTCTCTACGAAGCTCACTGTCGAGCCTACCGTCGGAGCCCCAATCGTCGAGTCGACTTTGATCCCGTGCTATTCGCTGAGTGCATCAATCTGAACGAGTTCGCTCAGCTCACCTCCAAAACGCAGGCAATTATCATGGCCAATGCGTTCCGTTCCGATCCTGATTGGCGCTACTCTGTGGTCCGCATTTTCGCGAAGACCCAGCACAAGGTCAACGAGGGCTCGTTGTTCGGCCCATGGAAAGCCTGCCAAACCCTCGCCCTCATGCATGACGCCATAATCCTAGCTCTCGGCCCAGTCAAGAAGTATCAGCGGCACTTCGACGACCTCGACCGCCCCAACAACCTCTACATTCACGCCGGCCACACTCCTTTCGAGCTCTCCCAATGGTGCCAGGCCCACCTGACATCTTCCGTCCACCTGGCGAACGACTACACCTCCTTCGACCAGTCACAGCATGGCGAGGCAGTCCTCTTCGAGGTGAAGAAGATGCAGCGCCTTAACATTCCGGAGAACCTGATCAACCTGCACTTTACGATCAAGACCAGCATCGAAACCCAGTTTGGGCCTCTTACCTGCATGCGTCTGACCGGCGAGCCAGGGACCTATGATGACAACTCCGACTACAACTTGGCGATCATTTACTTGAAGTACCAGGTCACTAGTCAGGGCGTCATGATCTCCGGCGACGACTCCCTCCTCGACTCTGAGCCCCCTACTTCTCCATTCTGGGCAGCTGTCGCCCCTCTCGTTCACCTCCAGTTCAAGACCGAGCTCTCCCCCTACGGTCTTTTCTGTGGGTACTACGTCGGCCCCGAAGGTGCCGTCCGCTCCCCCCTCGCCCTCTTCGCTAAACTGGCAATCTCTTTCGATGATGAGACCCATCTCGAAAAGCTCCCCTCTTACCTCTCCGAGTTCGCTGTTGGCCACAGCCTGGGCGACTCTCTTTGGCAATTATTTCCCGCGAACTTTGTCATGTATCAGTCTGCCTGCTTCGACTACTTCTGTCAATTCGCCACCCCGACCCAAAAAGTCCTTCTCCGTCTCGGCGAGCCTGACCCCTCCACCTTTGACCGACTGGCCCCTCACCTCCGTCACGCTTCATACGCCCTCTTCTCCCTGATCTCCTCTTCCGCTCGAGCCGCCTTCCTGAAGCTCTCCGGTAAGGTGCACTTCCCGTCGAATCCCACGATTGACGCTCTACAACGGGATTTGCATCTTACTTTCAATATCCTCCCCGCCGTCTCTGTTCCCGATGGAATCCGCTCTGGTTCCTCTCTTCACGGCTCTTCTGTCCAAGCTCAATCTTCTCCCGGCCAATGAATCCGTTTCCCCCGCTTCTCCGAACTCTGCGGTCCCTCTGTCTCTTCCTGGCCCTGACGATCCTGTTCTCGCGGCTGAAACAACTGTTTTCGCCGACTCCACCCCGGCCATCCCACGTCCACCCCCTTGCTCGAATCCTCGAACTGGTTTGATCCGTCCCTTCCAGTGGAAATGCCAAGACCTCACTGGTACCGAGACCTCTACCACCAGCTTCGACGTCTTCTCCAACCGTATCCTCTCCAACATGTCCGTAGACTTCACCTACGCCGCCTGCACCGAGCTTTCTGTTACCCTCATGCCCACCCACTCCTCCATCAAGTATCCCGTCACCGTCGAGCTCCTTTGGGCCCCCGCCAACTCCAACGTCGACCAGCGCATCATGAATGCGTATGGTTCCACTCGTCTCGTCGCCGGCAGTATCACCAATCCCTCCGGCCACCTCACCCTCCCCTGCAATTTGGCCTCCGTTAACACCTGGGTCCGCGCCCCCCTCGCCTTTATCAATAACCCCAAGCTCTTCGTCAACTTCTTCCAGAACTCCGACTCCGTCTCCATGGGCACTAAAGCCCCCATCTCTGCTTCCCTCTTTATCAAGGGTAAGCTCCAACTCTCTCTCCCCACCACCTGCGCAACCTACTAAGTGAGTTTCTTTCCGGTTCTTCTCACGCTCTCCCTCCCCGAACCGTCGCCCCTTAACTAGCAATAGCCAGCGGCATTTAGTTTCCGT